AAGTATATAAATATTTGCAATAAAAAAAGCCTCCTAAGAGGCTAATTTGCTTTTTTGTACTAACTTTGAAAAATCTGGGTTTTCAACTTCGCTCCAATCTGACAGACAGAAACATACTCTTGTTCTGTCGCCGTCTTCGTCAATCGTATCAAATTCAACAAAGTCAAATATATTTTGATTATCGCAATATTCTGCGATAACCTCGATTCTTCCATACATTTCCTCTAAGCCTTGCTTTTCGTTTTTTGTCATTTTTACTCACCTCTCAATAATTTTGCTACTCTGTTGTGTTTCTCGATTTCAAGCATTTCTTTATAATTGTCAAGATTTTCTTTTCTTAATTTCATTTGTACTTTGAACATTCCGTTGTATACATTGTTAGATTCGTCTGTTGTTAATAATTCAAAGTAATTTTCGTTTTCCATTGCATTGTTTATTGTCGCATGATTTTTTAGTATTGATCTAAGTTCTTTTTCGCTTTTGTCGGATGTATCTCTCTTAATATACGCCTCAATCAATTCTTCTTTGCTTAATATTATCTTTTTCATTCTTAACATCTCCCTTTTATTTGTTTTGCTTACATATTAATTATACTCTATTTTTAGTGTTTTCGCAATACTTTTTTATAGCACAAACAAATAAAAAACTAGCACAATTATCTAACTTCTGTGATAACTCTATGCTCGTATTTCAGCATCGGCGGAAATATCCCCGGCACACTTACCATAACAGCTGTTAAATATACAACTGCTATCTCAACGCTTTTTCTGTTCTTCTTCAATTTTTTCATTTACTTTCACCCTCTTTTCGTCAATATACACGATTCCAATTAATGCCACATTCCACATTATGATTAAGCCTATGATGTTAAATATCACTATCTCCTCCTGATTATATTTTTTATTGTATTTACCAGAAATCTAATTGCCAACAAAGTATTAACTATCGGGATCAAGGCTATAATATACATTATAACCTCGACTTTGAACCCTCTATCATTGTTTCTGTTGCTAAATATCATCATAACTAATAATACTGCTGATATTGAGTATATATAACTCATTCACTCACCTTCTCCAAAGTCAATAGCTTCGATTAACTTTGTGTTAAATACCATTTTCCTTAATCCTAACTTAGTTTTTACATTAAATTTTAACGATTCCGCACAGAATGTATTTGTTATCCTGTATTCGTCAAAATCTTTAGTACATTTTGAATCAACTTTATATTCGCGTCCACTTGCCATTATTATTTTAATATCCATAATTTACTCCCGTAAAGCCATCGGCATAGTCAAATAATCATCATTAATCATAAACGCCGATTGATTATCCCTGAATTTAATTATAACTGTATCACAGCTTAATAAAGTTATATAATCTAGTATGTACTTGACATTCAATGCAGTCTCAAGTTCTGTATTGTTAATATTGATTATATCTACTTTTTCAGTTACTTTAGACCTTCCATTTTGTGCCTTAACAGTTAATTTATTACCAGAAATTATAAACTTTGCAGCAAATCTCGATTCATCATTCTTACTTGCAAATATTATAACTTTATTTAGCATTTTTATCAATTCTTTTCGATTAATATTTATCTCATTTGGTGTATTTTCTTTTGTCTTGGAAAATATATTCCTAAAATCAGGAAAAGCTAAATCTATAATTCTACTGCAAAATAGCACATTTTCAGTTTTAACATAAATTTTGTTATTGTTGTATCCTATCTCGATGTTATCTCCTGCACACTTATTAATTAGTTTTGATATATTCTTCGTAGAATTGAATGGTATTGTGCAGATTAAATCGGTTTGTAGGCTTGTCACAGCTAATCTATAGCTGTCTGTAGCACATAGCTTGTCATTATCTACTCTGATACCAAATGTAGCTAAATTTGACTGGTCTTGTCCTGCTGCAAATTGTACCATTTTGAATGCTTGTTTGAAATCATCTGAATTGACTTGTTTCAAATTACCCGGGTCAAGTCTTATTTCTGGGTATTCGGTAACATCAAATACAGTGAATTTTGCATTGTCTATCGTTATAAAACCATCTTTAAGTATAATGTCAATCTCTATGTTATCGCTTTTCTTGATATATTCAAGTGCTTCTGTATGGTCCAGCAGCAACTCGCCTTGTTCTATTATCTCACCTTGCAAATCAACGATGATAGTCTCTTCCAAGTCTGTACCTATTAGCTGTATTTTATCGTCTGCCATTATCTTTGTATTGGATATAACAGGTCTTATCTTATTTTCCTTAGCAACACCTGATATTAAGTCAAGTGCTGCTATTAGATTTGATTTGTCTATTTTTATTCTCATTATTTCCCCCTAACTTCATTATACCGCATCTTATTTTTAATAGCCGTCATCAAGTCAATTCCTAATTCTTCCGCTATAGACAAACAAACAATTACCACATCTGCAAGCTCATCATCTACAGAACCGGCTACATTTACCTCATAAGTAGTTCTATAATCCAATCCACCTTCATAATAATCTTCGTTAATTTGTGACTTATCTTCTATTGCATTTGCAAATTCCGACACTTCCTCATATAAATTTAATATAGCACCGTCCATACCTCTATCCCATTTCCCACGTTTTACGGCTGTTTCGTGGGCTTTTTTTTGCAATTCTTTCATTTTATCACCCCTTACCATAAAGTTAATTGATTTTGTTTGTTTATATTGTTTCTTCATTTAATTTAAACGCATTTATGTTATATATTCTTATTCCATTTTTAGTATCAAAATAATCTGTTCTTTCTAATATTGATAAATATTGATAGTATATTCTTGATGTATTTTTTATAAATACCAATAAAATTGTATCTATATTTAAATCATTATAAATTTGTGTTCTTAGTTTTATTTGTTTAATATCTAATCCTGTTCCAAAAAATGGTGGTGGATTATATAATTCTTTTTCTTTAACCTCAACAATACAATACTTGCCATCTTTTTTTATTAACCAATCAATTTGTTGCATATTAAAAATACCTTTTGTTCTTAAAAAACTTCTTGCTTTTTTCTCACCTTCTATACCTTCTTCCATAATACTCATGCTTCATTACCCCATACATCAAAACCTTCTATTTTTCTTCTGTTGAAAATATCAATCTTTTTACCAGCAGTAACCCTTCTTATTACTTCATAAAATTCATCTGGTTTTTTAGAATGTCCAGTCCTGTTAGCACTAAAACAAGTAAAAAAGTTTTTTAATTCTGTAAAAACTGGACTTCCTATCCTGCCATACATTACATATTCATGGTTAAATTGTGGCAAATTAAAAGGTTGGAATCCACCATTTTTATGCCAAACAAACTCACAAATAAATCTTACACCCCATCTTTCAAATATATCCCAACCGTATTTATGATGTTTTTGTGTTATCCACATAAACACATGGCAATCTTTTTCATTTGGTAATTCAAATTCTTTTATTTCTTCTATTGACATTGTGGGATAATCAAATCCAACTTGATTAGGTGCAACTTCTCTTTCTATTTTTTCCATTTGCCAAGGTGGATCAATAACAATTACATCATATTTTCCGTTACATTTTTCTATCTCTTTTTGTTTTAATATGTTTATTTTGTTTTCTATTATTTTCCGTTTTTGCTTTCTTTTTAATAATTTTTCTTCTTCTATTTTTTTCAATCTTTTTTCAACTTCTTCTTCAATATCTATTTCTGAAAAACTGCTTATATCCTGTTTTGTATAATCTGTTTTGCCCTGCAATATATCTTTTTTTAATTCCAAATCATATTTCGCTATATTATCTATACCTTTTGTTATTTTTTCTGCTCTTATAACTGTGTTTTTGCTTACACCTTGCTCATCTGCTATTTTTTCTGCTGTTTTTTTCAAGTTCCCACTTTGGGTACTTGATTCTGTTTTTCTATTGCCGCCGTATGATTTCTTTTCTTGTTTATATCTTAAACCTAATAAATAATCCCTTTGCATAGCTGTTATATTACGCCTACCTAGTTGATTATCAATGATCCAGTTTTTAACCTCATCCCTATTATCGAATTCTTTTTCTATCGTTTCATATTGCAAGTTATGTTTATTTGCTATCACATACCTATTGTGTCCATCAATCAACACATTTTGCCAAGTTACCAGCTTATCTCTTATGCCTTCTTCTAGTATGTTTTTTTCTAATTGTTTAAATTCATTTTCTGATAATGCAAATATTAAATCTTTAAATTCTTTATCTATCTTAAACATTTATACCCCTTTCTATTTCTTGTCTGTCAGAAATCTGACAAACACATTTTTTTTATTCATATTTCTATTTTAATTTATCTAACCCTTTCAAAACCAAATAATCTTTTAAACTAAGATTTAATTCTTTTGCTTTTTCTTGCAATTCTTTTTTTTGTTCTGGCAAAACTTCTAATATTATCCTACTTTTCATTTTACCCCCTTTCGTTTTATTCGGTTACACATATTATATAACAGTCTTTGTATATTGTCAAGTTATATTTTCAATTATCTCATCATCATATTCATCCCAACTATGAGGGCATATACCATACTCCTCGCATTCTTTACAGGTTTCTTTTTTATCTAAATCACACATTTAATCTCGCCACAATTCTAATTCTTCTATTTTTTTAATTACATATTTGTACCAATCCAAATCATAACCAGCAGTAAAATTAACTTCTGCTTTGTTAAAAATAAATTTATTCTTATATATTTTAATGCTTATTTTTTCTTCATCACCTTTTATTATTGCTTTGTAACCTAAATATTTTATTATACTTTCAAACATCTAATCACCCCTATAATTTTCCTTTTTTTCTATCTCGCCTTAACTTTTTTAGCTTATCAAAATCAATCCAACCATCAATCGCATAATCTTCCGCCCATTTCGGTGCTTTTGTAATTATTTTTAACTCCTTCATATGTGTCCTTTTAAATAATTCTTTTTTTAGCTTAAATACTGGCGTTTCTACTCCTTTAATATCAATTACAAGGTTTCCAATTTGAAAATCAGCTATATATTTTATCTTTCTAAGTGTATTTCCTTCGTAATCTTTGCTTGTGTTAAACAAAATATATTCTGGATGAAAATAAATATCTGATTTTTTTATGCCTTGACTTAATAAAAATTGATAATATTCACATTCCATTTTACTATCAAATTTTATCCCATCAAATTCTATTTTTATATTTTTATATTTGCTTTCTTTAGATTTCTTTTGGTATTCTGCTGCTGTCATCTTTTTCACTCAACCACCTCAATTATTATAATATGTGCCTGCTCCGCTTGTCTTAGTTATCTTACCTTTGCATTCATAATACGGATTATTTTTTAATTTTGCTCTACATTTAGGGCATCGTCTTTGATACGGTATTCCTTTTTTATCCAAATCAGCCGTAAACATTTTGTTACACCCGGGCATATTGCATTTTATTTTCTTTTTCTTTGCGTTTTTATTATCTTGTAGCCTTGTACTTTTTTGTTTTTCGACACTTGTTTTTTCACATTTTATATATCTGCCGTCAATTTTTCTATACCCTTGACTGTACAACCTACCAGAAACTTGATATTTTTTAGTATATCCGTATTTTTTCAGAAATTCAGCACAATCAACTTTTTTACCTATCAATTTTTCTTTTGCCAATATTGAATTGTATTCTAACGCTAACATTTCTATGTCAATTTTTGCCATCTTTTAACTCCTTTCTAACAATCCATCACAATTCAAACATTTAAAAATCACTACTCTTTCATTTATAAATTGCTGGCATTCTGTTTTACATATTGGACAAATATACTTATGTGTAGTTGATGTTACTGGGATTTCATTAATTACTACTTTTACAGGTTTTTTCTTTTTTAAGTGTTCTTTTTTTAATTGCTTCCAAGTATAATTTGATTCTTCGTGAACATTCCACACAATTTCATCTTCTTCATCATAATACCAAATTTCAACAATATCAAAAAGTGAATTTTTATTGTATTTTTCACGCGCACAATTTAAACTACCGCCATTTTTTTTATACCATTTCAAAAATTCTTTCTTATCTTTTTTACTTTCAAATTTAATTGCAGTTCTTTTTTTTGCTAATTCTAATAATTTATTCATTTTTCCTCCTTAAAATTCACAATACATTTCCCTATTTTCTGATATTTCCTGCACAAACAAATTAGCCAACTTGCAATTTTCAACATCGCCGTCCAAATAGCACACCTCATATTGAGTAGGATTTTTAACTCTATCAAACAACCCACCTCTTACTGCTATGATTAAAGCTAATTCTACTTGTCTAGTCTTAGGCTTATCGCCTTCTCTATACTGAACGCTTGTCATTAGCCGACCATTCCGCATAGTAGCCTTCTTCGGCTTGTTATCCAGTCTGTAGACGATGCCGTTTCTGACATCTACGCCATTTTTCATCTGGTTGATTATATCAAACGTTTTCTTTGTCATTTTTCACCGCACCCTTTGTAATCTTCAAATTTTTCACATTTTTTAAAAATGAATTTATTATTACACCATCTTGCTACTTTTTTTTGTAATTTATCTTTTTTGTTAAAAGGCATAACAAACGGATCAACTCCAAGCTCTCTCAACTTTATGATTCTATACAAATCCTCTTCGTGTGTACTCCAATATCCTATTAATACATAACACATTATTTTATATGGTTTTATGTGTTCACACATTTCTTTTATTTTAGGCAACACATTTTCTTTCGGATTATCCCACGCTATGTGGATTTGTTTATAATGTTTTAATTTATTCAGCCAGTAAGCCTGTTCGCTTGTCATAATTCTTACGTCTACACCATGAAAATTAACTTTTTGATTTTTTTCTATCAAATAATCAATTGCTTTTTTCCATTCTGGATTAGCAAAGAAGTTATTGTCAAATATTTCTATGTGTTTACCTTTTAAATTAAGTTCCATCGGTTCTACAGGATAAATATACCCTTCTTTTTCTCTAACTACGCAAAACGGACAGTTTCGTATGCAACCTCTTGAAAAAAACTGTATCGAATAATCACAATTAGGATATATTGAATAATCCGGTTGACATTTTTCAATTTCATCTGGCAATTTACTTTGAATATCGTATCCTGTACCACCTTTTATAACTTCATCAGCATTGATGCAATAATTAATATCTTTTGTGAAATCAAACAATTTTGAAATATAAACTTTGTCAAATTTTTCAAAAAATGTATTAACCCATTTTGCATTTTCTCCATAATAAGTTTTTATTTTCATTAATGGCAATACAGGCATTTTGCTATCTAAATCAATCAATCCTACTTTCACATTTCACCGTCCAATTAGAATAATTTTAATTGTCTATTTTCACTTTTAAATCTTTTTTCAAGCTGTTCTAAAGTATAATCACTTCTAAAACTTCTTTCTGAAAACTTATCTAATATTTTCATTTTTTTCCAGTATTTAGGGTATACATTGTAAATAGTTCTAAGCTCTCCTATCCTTTGCAATGGACATAAAAAACAACTTAATCTATCAAATTCTTCATATAATCCTGACCAATCAAAACCTTTGTTATAACAATATTCAAGTGCTTCTTTTTCTGTTATTTTCCATTCATATAAAGGGTATTTTTTATATTCTGTAGGTTTATATCTTTTAGGTTCATCATAAGCAATTCCAATACATTCAATATAATTGTTTTTTTCATATTTTCCGTTCAAATACTTTTTTATTGGTTGAATTTTTAACAAAGTAGTACACCATCTATTTTTGAAATCGCTCCAATGATATTTTTTAATCCCTTCCTCAAATGTTATGTTACCTCTTATTGTTGTAAATAATATCTCATTAGGTATGTAATCCTTAACTTTTTCAATATGCTTATACATTTCTTCAAATTCTGCTCCAACTACATCTGCATAAACCACCTCGTTAATCTGTATGCCTTTTTCAATCATCATAAGAAGCATTGCTGTGCTGTCTTTTCCACCCGAAAAACTAACTATATTTGTCATTTTTCACCGTCTAATTTTCGAAACTCAACATCCAGCATATCACCGACTTTCGTATCTTGCTGATACAACTGATTCAATACACAATTCATATACCACCACTTACCCAGCAACTCATCTGGTGCGTCAGGTATAACACATCCAACATTGATAACTTGCTTTTCCTTCTTACCGTTGACATCGTACTCAAACACTTGCTTTTCTGTTACTTGTTTGCAAGGATATTTTGATATAGCTTTTAAGCCGCGGATATACGAATGCACAAAATTCTCAACGTTCATTTTTCGTTAAAATATTAAGTATGTCAATAAAATACTTCTTCATTTTTTCATCTTCGATTTTGCGAAACTTCTCAATTATCTGCTGTTCTTCTTCTGTGATTTCAACTTTTGCAAATTGAAATATTTCCCATTCTAATTTACCTTGTTCATCTATTGCTTCCACTTCCAAGTCATATTTTGATACATTGCTATAATCTTCCATCTTTACACCTCTTTTCCCATTTCTTTCAATAATTGTTCAAATTCTTCTTTTGTCATATTGTTATCAATAAACCTTTCTTCAACTTCATCAAAAGGTCTTAAATGCTTTGATAAAATGCTTTTTGCTTCTCTTTTTGCATTTTCTATCGCCATTTCAACTTTTAAATTAATATATTCTTCTTCCGTCATATCCCAGTGAGTCGGACAATCGACTATAGTTGAAAATCTGCAATATAATCCGTTTGGTTGTTGTGCTATAAATGCACCCATCTTTACACCTCCACAATTTCAGCTATTTTCTTGCATAACACCTCATATTCTTTGCTGCCAATATCCAACTTTAGCAAGTACGCTTTTAAGTCTTCGTATTTCTGTATTTTTTTATCTGTTATTTTTTTTATGCTCTTTTTAATACCGACTGGTTTATAATTTGGTTTTTCTTTCATATTTGATTCAAAATATTCACATTGCTTTTGATCCTTGAATCTACAAACTCTTTGAAAAATCAAATGATTTTTTTTAATATTTTTATTGGTACATTCAAAATTACTATTATTCCCATAAATACAATGATTAACTATCTTTGCCATCTAATCACTCTCCCCAATCAGGCAATTCAATGCCTTCTAATATTTGCTTATATGCAAATTCACTTTTATGTTTTTCGATAATACATTTTATTTCTTCAAGTTCTGTATATTTTTCTAATTCCCATATATTTTCAGCTGTCACGCTATTCTCAATGTCTTCGAGTAGTTTTAGCCAACTTCCAATTTTGATATAATCAAAAACATTTTTGTCTTCAAAATAGGATTGTTTCTTGATATCTCTTATAATGTCTGACTTAATAATTTCATAGTTTCCGTTTTGTTTATAACAAAATAACCGTACTTTTTCTAATTTTATTATTTTATGTTTTTTAATTATTTTGTAAGCTCTATTTAATTTGTCGATTATTGCACTATCAAACAAATCCATTAATTAATCCTTGTCGTATAATCCTGTATTCTTTGATATTCGCCAAAAAATCTAGCAAAATTATTTCCAGTCTCGCCGTCACGATTTTTAGAAGTTATTATCTCCATTATACCTTTCATTTCAGTGTCTTCATTGTAATATTCGTCACGATACAAAAATATAACTGTATCTGCATCTTCTTCTAACGCTCCTGATTCTCTAAGGTCAGATAACATTGGTCTCTTATCACTCCTTTGTTCTACAGCTCTACTAAGTTGGGATAAGCATATAACAGGTATTTTTAAGTCTCTAGCAAGTTGTTTTAATGATTTAGATATATACGAAACTTGTAAATCTTTTCTTTGAAATTTTTCGTTAGTTCTTATTAATGTGATATGATCTAAAATTATAAAATCAATATTGTTTTTCATTTTTTCAATTTTAGCAGTTGAAATTATATTGTTTAAATAATTATTAGCTTTATCATCAATTAACAAAGTTTTTTTAAATAAGTTTCTAATCTCGTTATATCTATTCCCTAGCAATTCTTTTATTTTACCGTTTTCAAAATGTTTTTTAACTACATCTAATTTAATTGACATAATATTTGCAATTATTCTTTGCAATAATTTTCTGTTGTTCATTTCAAGACTAAACATTAGCCCTTTTTTATCTTGTTTAAAGTTATTATATGCTATATTAATTGCAAATGCAGTTTTACCCATACTTGGTCTAGCTGCTAAAATTATAAGATCACCATTCGCTAAATTTACTCGTTTATCTACTGATTCAATATAAGTTTTTATACCTTCAATTTTACCATGCTTTTTTATTTCCTCTGCTGTTCTTTCTTCTTCATCTAATATTTCATTAATATTCTTTGGTCTATTGTTTCCGCTTCCTCTAGTATTAATTTCTATCATAGTATTTTCTAAAATTTCAATAATATTTGTGCTGGTCTGATCATGTTCTATTTCCTGTATTGTGTTAATTATTTTCCTTCTGTCACTATATTCTCTTATTATTTCTAAATAATTTTTAACCCTGGATGATATTGTTGTTCCTTCTTTTAGATAATCTGCAAATTCCATTAAAAAATTACTCTTATATGATTCGTTTATACATTCTTCAATTAGCACACTATCAATAATTTTACCTGATTTGCTAATCTCTTGCATAGTTTTATATATTTCTTGATTGAACCGATTATAAAAATCTTCATAATTTAAAGTCAATTGAATCGCATATATTAAATCAGGTTTTAACATTATCGAACCTAATAAAGCTCTTTCAGCATTTAAATTATAGATAGGCTTATTCATCTTTTATTCCATACATTCTATCAATATCAACTCTTGTAAGATAGTCTTTTTCTATGTGCTTATATATCTCGCCGATTGTAGGAAAATAACTTGTTTCTTTGTTTTTGTATAGTTTAATTTTAGCTCTTTGAAGTTGTCTTATGCTTATTTTATCTTTAAGAAATATGTCATAGTACAATTTTGCTTTTTCTTTAGATACAGGAGAGTACATCGTCACTAATTCCTTTATAAAGTCATCGAATTCTTTTTTATCTAATCCCATATACTCCAATCTTTATCAACTCCTTTTTCTTTTTCGTCATATTTTCCTTCTAAAACTTTCACTATGTTATTATCATTAACTATTAACCAATCAATGTCAGCCTTCCATGTTCTGCCGTTTTTATCTGCTATCTTTCCTGTTGCAAATTTACTATCTGCTAATTTATCAATAGCAAGTTTAAAATCATCTATTGAGTTTTCTTCTATTCTTAGTTTTATTTTTTCTTTTCTTTTACTGGAAAGATTTCTGATTGCAGGTAATTCTTTTTTACTGTTCCAATGTTCTTTTATTTCTGTGTAATTTATTCTATTAAAATTATCATTTGCAATAACAGCATCTTCTATATCTTTGCCTAACTCTAAACTATCCTTAACTAACTCTAACCTAACCTTACCTGTGTCTACAAATTGTATACATTTTGTATCCAACGTGTATCCTTTATTTTCCTTTACCAATAATATTTGTTTTTCTTTAGTATGAACGCTTTCTTTATATCTGTCTTTTTGTATATAATTATGTATTTTCCAATGCTTTATAATTACTATTCCATTCTCAAATTCATAAATAAATTTTTTTATTCTAAGCAATGAAAGTTCATCATCATTACAACCTAACATTCTCATTATTCTTTTAGGGCTATTAACAAAACCATCATCATCTGCCCTCATGCCTAAATGAAAGTATAGACACTGTGTGCTAAGTGGCATATCCAAAAAAGCATCACTGTCAATTATTGTTTTAGCAAACATTCTACGTTCCGCCGATTTAAACACCCCCTAACTTTTTGAACTGTCATAAAATTTTGTTTTTTCTAAAAAACTATCAATGATTTCTTCATAATCAGCTATTATGCCTCTATACTTAAAAGCCATAATTGATAAATCTTCTTTACTAAAACTTTCAAAATAATTAATAGCAATTTTTTCATCTTCTTCTGAAAGTTGATATCTAATTTTCAATTATTTCACCTCTCTTTTTTCTTTTTCAGCCTTTATCAACCTTTCAAGAACAGAGTTTGAAGTTGTGCTTTCTTCTGCTGCCATAATTTTTAATGCTTTAACTATCCAGAATGGCAATGTAGTAACGAATCTTACCTTTTGATTTTCAATTCCCAATTTTATCACCTCCATTAATATACCATATTATACATTAGTGTTATACATTTGTCAAGCGAAAGTTTTAAAATAAGGGCATATTTCAGCCCTATTCTTCATCATCAAAACTAATTATTAATTCCATTTTGTTTTTTTTAGCAATTGTAATTAAAGTTTCAAATTCATTTTTGTCATTAATAATTAATGCTACATTTTCTTTACCTTCGCAAACTGATTTATAAGTGGAAGTTGTCAATATAACTTTCATTTTATCATCCCCTATTCAAAATATACATACTGCCCCCATATGTGAATACACATATCCTCATCAATATCAATATACGCAATTTCAGTTGTTGGATTCATGTGCATACCGAATCCATTAATATTGGTCCATGTCCAAGTTATTTGGTATCTTCCATCCTCGAGATGTAAGTCTGTGACATCGTTCAAAGGTAAGCCATAATCGCCGATGCTGGCTTGTGTGACTATTTCCGTGTATACATAGCCACCGTCTTCTACATTCAGCCTGACAAGGTGCGTTTCTGGTTCAGCAGAACATCCGATTAATGTGATTAATATTATTAATGCTAATAGTATTTTTTTCATTTTAATCACTCTCCTAACATAATTTGAATTTCTACAAGTTTTTTATCTTGTATCACATACACGATATCTTCAACAATATACATATTACCGAATAACATTATTTTTTCATTTTTGCGAGGCACTAGAAACATTTTTATCTCTGTTACAAATTCTGATTTGTGATAGTATTTTATTTCCATTTGTTCACCTCTGCTAATCTAACACAAGACCATGCGCATCTAGTAGCAATTGCATCTGTTTGTGTGCTTGTCCATTTAGTTTTTCCTTCTACAAATACAGTTAGAGCACCACTTTCTGTCACTCCTGCAAAATGACCTCTATACCATTTTTTACCGTCATGGCTCATTTCAACTTTTGTATCAATCTGTACTTTTGACCAGTTAACTTCTTCTTTAATATCAGTTAGCCATTCTTTTTTGAAATACCAAATAGTATTATCGTCAAAATATTCATAATCATATTCATCATCTACTATTTTTTTTAATTTAATGGTTTTTCCTATATATTTGTTTGTGCCAAAGCCCCAATCGCCTTTTTCAAATTCTATACTATCATTTGAATATCCTACAACCTTTTCAATGTCAAGTATTTCTTTCAACGTCTTAACTTTCGCTTTTATTTCCATACTTACCTCCTTGTACGTCACCGACCGTAGCCGATGACGTGGTTTTGTTGGTTTTGCTTATTTGATGCTTATTTGATAGGTGGTTCAGGCAATGGCATCCAATACTCAATTTCATGTATGTGATACATAAAATCGTCACCGCTTGAATCGTCCCAGCATTGATGATAATGATTGAAAACTAATATTTCTATATTGCCGTTCCTATAAGTAATACAAAGTGTTTGACTATGTATTAGACTGTCACTTTTTTTAGGCAATCTTTCACTTGTTTTTATCCATTCCATTTATATCACCTCAATCTCCAAATGGAAACTCAAAATTATCAGAATCTGAACTATTCGGATTATTTGATTTGTTTAGCTTGTTATATTCGGCTAAAACTGATTCCTGTATGTTCTGCCTAAACTCTTTATTTAATGCGAAGACTTGATCTTTATATTCTCCATTCGGCATTTTTCTTGATGGCATAGATACAAAGTCACCGTTGCGACCTGTCATGACTTTTAAGCCTTTCACTACAAGCGCATTCTCAATTGTAATATCTGCGAATGCTTTTAAACTTCCTTCTGATTCTGATAATCTAACTCTTACCTCTGTTATTTTCATTGTTACCTCCTTATGTTTTAATATTTCTGTATCCATTTTCATATAATCGAATTCGTCCATTCTATTGTTTGTCACTCTCCTTTATAGTCACTATTAGTTTTCGGATTGATATGTTCCTTAATTTCTTTGTTAATTTCGTCTTGTGTATATGCCCCAAGTGCCAATTTTTCTGGTACTGGTACAATATTATATTTTTCTAACACATATCTATTACCTTTGTTGTGGCATAAATTGTGCATCTCTCTACATACAGGTATTACAAGTAAGTCTTTTGCGTATTCGGGTTTATATTTTCTTGATGTATAGCTTTCAATATGATGAATGTCCGCACCTTCTTTACCTGTAATTACACATTTACGATTTTTCAAACAAGCTATTGTAAAATTAGCTCCTTCCTGTTCTAATATCATTTCGTGCGTTTTATCGTTAATCGGAATGTCATTATCGAGATAGAAGTCTATAATGAATTTTATGAACAAACACATTTTCTCCTGACTGCAAACACGCAAGGCAAGACTAAATGATTCTGTCACATTCAATTCTATACTAAGCCATTCCAAAAATTCTCTTAAATTAGCCTCTATATCATCTAAAATCACATTAGCCTTAGTCTCATTAGTCCAATCCCTTTCAAGTGCCTCTATCAAGCTGTCAGACACGTTAGATTTGAAAATATCGAACGCTTTACCTTCTCTTAATTCTCTGGTGGCTTGTATATATAACTTTTTCAAATATGATTTAGCTTTCCATATCCAATACTCGTGAGGTAGAGATTCGGGCGACTTGCTGGCTAAATAATTTGCATAGTCGCCCAAGAGTGCGTAAGCTAATTTCTGTGATTGTCGACTGCTAGGCTTGAACTTTTTCATATTTCAAGATTTCCTCTTCTGTCATTTCCAATACTTCAAATTCTGAAAATAAGTACTCCGTTGCATACATTTCAGCCATTCTATCTGCTTCTTCTTCACTGTCAATTCTATCACTCCATACTTTGCCATCTCTTTTTATTTGCCATTCTTTATATTTCATAACCTACTCCCTATTACTCAATTTTGTTTTATCACGATACAAATAACTAGCTGGTATGCCTTTTGCATTACTGCCACTTCCATATTTTGAGGAGGTCATGAAATCAAAATCCCATAACCTACTGAAATGTGAACCACCGACTAATCCTAACATCTCTAACATTTTTTTACCTCCTAAGCCTTGCTAAATATTGTTTTTCAGTGCAAATTTCATACTTAATATATTGATTAAGGTAATGCCACCATCCGTCTATGTTGTTATCCCAAATTAGTTTAAGTGCTTCTTTGTATTTTGTTTCTGTTTCAAATCCAGGATAAGCACCACTTTGTCTTACGTTTAATCCAAATCGTTTTAATTGCATCATTTGTTCCGCCATTTGTCCTAAATCTCCATCCAATGTATACATTTTTACATCCCTATTTATCATCTTTATGCTTTTTTTCTGTAATAGTCTTTTTCAAGTCTTCCCAGTCTTCTTTTGTCATGCTTTCTACATTATTCCTCTTGTAGTGTGCAAGTGTCATATCTTGTGCTTTCTTGCTCCAACTTTCGTATATTTCCCTGATTGTAGGTTGTTTTGGTGGTGTTGTTTTTTTAGGTTTCGTTACTTCTGGTGATTTGTGTTCAGTATCCTTTTCTTCTTCTGTAGGTATGCAAAATACCTGGAATAGCGCGTATTTAAAGGCTGTTGACATAGCTTTGTTATATGCTTTATCGCTTGTGTCGCTTGCTTCTCCAATAGTAATAACTTCTTCATAACTTCCGTCTTCCGCTACAAACTTATACAATCCTTCAATAACAACGTTCTTTTGTTCTGCACCTTTCTTAGTTTCTCCGATAGTTTCAGAAATAACTTTGTATCTTGGGAATATGCAAACCTTGTGTTTTGCTAATAATCCATTAACAGCATTGTATACATCGTCTATTCCTCTGAACATATACCCTTGAAAGCTGTTTTTGTGTTCTTTTCCTATTGCTTTAATATCGCCTATAATTAGGGCGATAGATTTATAAATATTATTTTCCATCATTTCACCTCGATTTCAACCTTAATGGGCTGCTCTTTTATTTGTAATATCTCTGTGATTTCTCCTGTTTCTGTAAAAATAACATTACCTTCTTCATCTTTTTCAAAAAAGCTTTTTAATCCGAGCTTGTCAATAGATATCTCTTCTTTTTTTCTAATTAAATCGGGTTTATTTGTAACAAGCCAATTTTTCAAGGTTTCTTCATCATATTCAAATTTAGGCTGTTGTTTTCTAGTTTTTATTTTGCCGTAAGGTGTAGATAATTTAAACTTTTTATTCTTATCAATCTGTTCATTCCAGTATCTTAATAGTTCAGTTTCATAGTATTTTATCTTACTTTCGTGTTCTTCTGCTTCTGAATTAATCCATTCTGAAACTTGTTTAATTTCTTCTTGTAGTTTCTTTATTCTTTCTATTCCGACCTCTTCAATTTCGTGAATTAATTGCTTTACTTTTCTAATTTTAGCCATATATTCAGTAGCGGTTGCCAAGTCCACTACTTTCGGCTCTGGTAAATTATTCATTCTATCTCCTCCCATTCTTTTGTTTTTGATATTTCTTCTCCTATACATATTTTATTATCATCAACTATAGCGACGCCATCATATCCTTCCTCAATTTCTATTATTTGACAATCTTCCAGTTGAATTAATATTACATCGTTTCCACGATTTCTGTACATTGCTGGTAATCCAGCTTTTTCTAATTCGTCAAATAGTCCTTTTAAACTCATTTTATCCCCGCCTTTATCATTAAAATTTCATATGTGGTGCCGATAGCATTACAAAATCTAACCAGTGTACAACGCTTAATTCTGCCTTTTGCTATTTTCGTATTGATATTTGACATCAATACATGCCAATTTTTCAGTCTTGCCCTGTCAGCTATCAGTTGTTGTGCGTCCTTTGATTTCATACCATCGTCAAGCACCATTTGAGCTGCTTTCAGGTGGATCATAGCTCTTAGTGTTGTGAGGACTTTTCTTACGTCATAGTTTCCTTTTTGTTCTTTCATTTAAACCTCCTTATAGTTTTTTTATATGCTTTTGTTATTTCTAATTCGTTGTATCCTATTTCTAAAAATTTATTTCCTACTGATTCAAGCGTGTAATCTATTTCGTATTCTTTTCTGCTTTTAATTTCATCGTATACCATTTTTTCTAATCCTGTCAACATATTAACCACTCCTTTTTTATTTGTTTTCTTAACTCTCAATACTATTATACACTATTTTAAGTGTAAAATCAACACTTTTATATAGTACAATTACACTATTTTATAGCACAATTAATAATGTAATTTAGTGTGTTTTTTATACTTTTTTGTTGTTTTCAGTGAAAAAATGTAGTATAATATAATCGAGGTGATTAATATGTTATCTGAAAATGATATCTTGTGTATATTAAATGATAAGAATGTTGACGAGTTAGTGTGTATCGTCAACGATATCAAAGAAAAGTCTTGGAATGGATTCACCAGAAAAGAAGATTTAATTGCCCATATTATTAATCACTATAGGTTTTATTGTAACATGAGATTTGAGATAAGATTGTCGCTGAAAGTTAGAATGAAATGCCACTGCGACGTTAAAAGAATACAGAACATTGTAAGTTTGCATAAATAAATATTTGCAATAAAAAAATTGACAAACAAAGCATAATATGATATAATTATATTAATTAAAAATTTAGGGCAATGTTTTTTCATTGTCCAACATCTCAAGACTGTAATTTCCAGGTTGGTCGCCAGGATGAAATTACAGTCTTTTTGTTTGCATAAATAAAAAAGGCGAATTGCTCCGCCTAATTGTTTTCAATGTATTCTTTATTTGTTATTTTATCTATATAACTATTTATTTCTGTTCTACTTTTGCAGGCGTAAAATTGATTATATATACCATAATTATTTAATTTCTCATTTATTATTTCCCAAGATTTTTTAAAATGATACTTATAATCTATATTTTCATATCCATTCGCATTTGTTATTTTATAAGTTATTGCAAGGGGTTCTTTTCCATTTAGATATTTGTCATATGGTATATTTTGATTTTTTTGTATTATTCCAGCCCACCTTAATAGATTAGTCATTTTGTTTTTTATAACAGGATTGCACATCTTTCCTAAATTTCTTCTAGTATAATATTTATCATCTGCACTATCTGTATGTATTTTTATAGTTTTGTTAATTAAATTGTTCAAATCTTGTTCTATATTATCAGTTACGTCATTAATTTGAGTTTCTAAATCATTCATCCTTTTATCTGTCAACGCTTTATAATTGTTTAACTCTTGACTTAAATTAACCATCATATCTTTTGATAATTCTGTCATTAAAACGTGTTTTTGTTCTTTTGTTAATTTTGATATATCTAATAATTCCATTTTTAATCCTCCAATCCAAATATATTTTTAATAGAATAACTCCAATTATCCGCGAATTCAGCTATAGTTCTAACATCGTTTTTTAATGCTTCTTTAGTGCCATCTTTTAAAGTTAAAACTGCAATAGCTGACATTTCTTTTTCATAAAATTCTTTTACTTTTTTGATCATTTTATTTGCTTTACTTAAATCATCAATATCACTCATCAATTCTGACTTTTTCTTTCTGTAATCCTCAATTTTTTTTATTTCATTTTCAATTTCTTTTGCATTTTGTTCATATTTTTTTAGTTCTTTAATTCTTTTGTTTGCTGCATCCAATTCATTATTAACATTTTTTATGGTTCTGTTTAGCTGCTGTGAATACCTTTCGTTATCTTGTGATTTCTTCTTATAATATTCGTAATCATCTGGTATTTTTTCGACTTCTTTAATTTTTTCTTTTGGCTTTTGTTGTATAGCTTCTTTTAATAATAAATTTTCATTTTCTATTTTTTTAATTTTTTCTTGCATTTCTTCTTTTACTTTTTTTTCAATTTCTTTGACTGTCATTTCTGAAACATCATTTTCATCAATAAATTTTTCTCTTTTTTCATCATCAAGTTTCCCTAACGCAAGTAATTTTTTTACTCCTATTTGTGCACTCAAGTGCACACCATCAGAAGAGTATTTTTCCCTAATTTCAATTAATTCATACGCTTTTCTCCTTGAATATTCCAAGTGATTCTCACAAAATTCTTTAAAGTCGCTGAACTCTAATTCTTGATAAGTTTTGTTATCTCTAATATACTTCAACTCGTTTCCAATATTCCACAACCCTAATCCAACAATATTTTCATTTTGTTTAATTACTGCAATGCTAGTTTGTATCGTTTTATTTTCTGTTAATTGATTCATATTTCACCTCCAATTCTTCTTTAATGAAATATTCTGATAATGCAATATTAACAATTGCAGATTCAGATACACCTTTAATTTTGGACATTAATCCTAGATTTTTTTTAACATCATCCTTTAATGTCGCTTATAACTTCTTTGACATCTTAACACCTCCATTTATTTTATATTATTATTGTGCTACTATTATATCACTTTGTGGCAACTATGTCAAGAAAGTATATAAATATTTGCAATAAAAAAAGCCTCCTAAGAGGCTAATTTGCTTTTTTGTTTATCAATTAGTAATTTGTTTATAAGTTATTAGATCTAGAAATTTCGACCCAATTAGTACCATCACAAATCAACATTATTCTATCTTGTGTACTATCCATTACAAAATCACCTGCTATTAATAAATTACCACCATCTACAACAGTAATGTCTCTATCAGAACTAGTTGTTTGAAGTATCAATGTATCCCCAATACTACCAGCTGTTATAGTTGTTAAATCGTCTGTGGCTGCTGCTGACTCAGTATCTATTCTATGATATGATTTTGTAGGAGTGATACTTCCAGAAGATATAGTTAAATCAGACCTTTCGAGTGTAACAATACCACCTGCTGTCAATCCACCTGTTAGGGTGAGGTCATTGTTCTGGTCAAATCTTGCCCTTTCCTCCATGTTTCCACTTGAATTTTCAGCCTTAATTACGAAGTCTGCTCCTGTGTTTGTGCCATTTCTATTTGCTAACAAATAAACCTGTCTATCTGTATTTCCTATTTTTAATCTCAGTCCTACAGCATTGCTGATTGTTGATATTGGGTCACTTTCAAGAGACAATATATGTCCATCATAATCACTTGCCGAATAAGTATAATCTCCCGTTTCATTACTTATCAATCCACTTGCTGTTAATCCGCCTGTTATGGTTAGGTCGCCTGTTGAACCATTTAAACTTAATACTTCTGCTATTGATGCACCATTTGACATATCAATACTAAATTCTGAAACTCCACCAGATAATCTAGTATTTTTTAGTTTAGTAACTCCATTTAAAACACCAGTAGAATCAGAAAACATTTCGATTATACTTCCTGCTCCAGCAGTTGTAGATCCATTTTTAACTATTAATTGTGTAGCTTCTGCCCCAGAAGCAGATACTGTTGATGTGATTCCTCCCCCTGTTGTCAATCCTCCTGATACATCTAAACTTGTCAATGAACCTACACTTGTTATATTAGTTTGTGCTGCTGTTTGCAATGTACCTGTTAGATTTGTTGCTGTTACTCCTGTAGCTCCTGTTAGATTGCCACCTGTTATAGATATCGTTCCATCGGTTAGTGTTCCGCCTGTGATTGTACCAGAGGCATCTAAATCCCCTGTTATATCAAAATCAAATGAGGTACTTAATTCATCATTTATTTTATCTATACATAAACCTTTTAAAGAACCATTTATTTGATTACCCTGTGCTGCATCTAATAAATTTAAAAAACAATATAAAGTATCAGTTGCTGATATAAAATAAGCATAATTATTAGTAAATCCTGAAACTGTTATGTTGCTTTTTCTTACAATAGCTTCACCAGTAGCACCTGAGTTCATATATATACCATAACCTGTACCGTTTCCAGATGAATTAAGAATTAATGAATCACATTGGAAATTGTTTATTGATGCTCCTGTTCCAAATGGTGAATAACCTGCTGCTAGCCCAGTAAAAGCTGCATTAGTACAGTTCAATTCTATATTTTCTGCTATTATATCAACTCTATTTGTTGAAGAGTTTAATATACCTACAATAAAATCGTCAACGTCATCGTCATTAATAGTCATAGAAAATCGAGCTATTGAAGTTACTGTAGAGCCATTAATATTAAAATAATTTTTAACATTTGCTCCTGCTGACGAACCAGTCATAGTGGCGGTAGCTGCAAAATCAGCCATTATTAATAAATCACAATCTACATCAATAAATTGACAAATTGCACCATTAGTAGCAGAATCAATATTATAATCCATATTTCTAGCAAGAACGAATCCACCAGCTGTTGCATCTATACATTCACTTCCATTTGCTGCTGTTGTTAAGTTTAACGAAAATTCAGCTATTCTTGAATTTGTATCTGCCATTGTTACCAACGTTCCACTTGTGCCAGTTATTCTACAAGCAGCAGTACTCTCACCTTCAAGATAAACATAATTTTTCATTATGATATTTTCAGCATAATCACCCGGTGCAACTTTTACCACGTATCTTTTAGTAGTTGTGGCATCTGTTATGGCATCAATAGCCGCCTGAATAGTTAAATAAGCTAAATCAACCCTTCCAACTGTACCTGTGCCATCATTACCACTTTTGGCAACAAATGCTTGTTGCTGTAATGGTACTTGTATTGATGCACCGCCTCCGATTTCCGTATATGCTGCACCTGTCCATCTATAAATTTTGTCAGTGTCCTCAGCTACATAGATGACGTCGTTGCTACCACTTGCAGGAAAAGCCGCTAGATTAGCGTATGGGCTGTAGTTATCACTTACTGTGCCGAATCCAAAATTAAACGATGAATATGTCACAAAACTAAGTAAAAATATTAAACTTAATAGTAATTTTTTCATTTACGACCCCCTTAGAATGACTCATACCATTGAATTTCTTCTGCTCCTGCACTACCTACAAAGATTGAAGTAACAGGCCCTGGAAAATACAATTCAACTGACCTTACGATTGGATTAAGCACTAATGCACCTGTATCATTCGCCCAAGCTGCCGCATCTGCCCCTGTCAAGTTTGCAATAGGTTTAATATATACAGTATCCGCCATGCTTGTTGATGTTGCCACTATACTAATCTTTTGAATACCATTTGCAAATTGTATCTCATCTTCTGTGTCTGCTACTAATGTTGTTCTTTTCTGTGTTTGTCCATTAATTGTCGCCATTTTTACCTCCTGTCTTCATTATATTTGCGTTTCTATTTGCCCTGTTTGGTGTTTGCTTTGCGTATCTACTATCAAGCATTTCAATTGCTGCTTTTTCATAGTCTTTTTCTTTAATAGCTGCTATCATTTTCTTGAATCCTAACATTCCATTAATACCCATTTGGTATGACATATCAACAATAACATCTTGCCTGGCACGATTTAATTCAAGATACCATTTATGATTGACTAATGCGCTTTCAATAGCTCTTAATCGTCTTTTTACAAGCATTAAGCTTTCATCTTCTGTTATATAAGTCAATCCGTGTCCGAATGTCCAATTTCCTAAATGATCTTTGTACGGCTTAAACTTAAAACCTTCTTCTTTCACAACTCTTTGAACTCTAGTTTGATCTCTTCTACACAAGTGCATATCATCACCTCTATTGTCTTAATAGTCGTTTTTTCAACATATCATCACAATTATTTGTGAATTTATCTCCTAAATTTTTTAGTTTTCTTCTAAGTGTAGTATAATCGTGCGCTTGTGGCATTTGCACCTCAAAAAACTCTTCAAATAACCTAGTAATTATAATATTTGCTTCTTTAATTTTTTCATCAGTTTCCGAAAATATTGTATCAAGTAATCTCTCATCAAAGTTAAGCGAATATATATATTCCCTCCCTTCTTTAACGTTGTTTGTTATTATATCTTTAATTTCGTACAAAATTAACTCTTTGTTTTGGTGCAGATTATTTTCAAGCACTGTAGTAATAAAATGACTAATTATTTTTTTAATGCTTAATTGAAACCTTAAACTGATATAATTATACATTTCTTCTCTTGTAAATTGTTTGGTATTTTTCAAAACTTCGATTAGTTCATTATGATTTTCAGTCATTTTATCGGTCAACTTCTCTAGTACAAAGCTGGTTTCATTAATTGCTTCTCTTAATTCGTCCGCTTTTTCTTGATAATTTTCTCTCATTGAGTTAATGTTTTCAGAATTAATTTTTTGCATTAATTCGTACGATTTTCTTTGTTTCGGCAGTACAAATATTATATAATACATTACAAGAAATATTGATAATCCGTGATTAAGAACTAATACAAAATATTCCTTAAAGTTTTCAGCTGTAATTATTTTTACCATAATTTCTCCTAATTAATTGCTGTTTCTGATGCCATATTAGCAATCATTTCATCAATTGTTTTTTGCTGTTTTCCAAATATTAGTTCGACATTAAATCCTTTCGCTGTGTAATATTCAATTATATTTTCAATTCTTCTGTCAATCGATACTCCTAATTTGTCATTTTGTATTGTAACTTCATCGCCCAAATCATAGTCAGTCTCATATTCAAACGTGCCTATTGGTAATATAACGCCCTCAAAAGATGTAATTGATGCGTTTTTTGCTAATTTCTCTTGACCTCGTGCTGTCAATTCGTCGTTTGTATTTAAATCTCTTGCATCTACAAATATCACATTCATTTCAACGCCTGTATCACTTGTGCCAGTTTCAACTATAGTTCGTGCTGCTCCATCGCCTTGTCCGCCGACTACCGCATAATTTGCAGAATCTATATCACTGTCAATATAATCTTGTTCTTTCAAATTGCCGTATTTGTTTGAAAATATAACCGGACTAGCGCCTGTAGTATATGTTCTATCGACACCTACAATTACATCAAATATCCAATCACCTGTATCAAAATCGACTGTGACTTGTGTTCCCATTTCCGCAAGTTCCCCAAACGCTTCTAGTTCCTCGTTTAATTTTTTGTATCTGGTATTGAAATCAAACTTATCACCTCGTGCTGAATCTGCTGCTATTGTGAAATACGAAGGATATTTGAATTGAACCACGTCTGCATCACTACTAGCTAAGTTACGAGAAACCACATCTTTTATTATGGTTTCGGCTTCGGTGTTTGTGAATGATTGATGAGATGCTGCCGCTGTAGGTATGGTTATTCTACTTTTTAATACCCATTTTAACTCATAACCTTGTATAATTAACATCGCGCTATTACCTTTGTTTTTGTAGCGATAACTTCTGATTATTCCGACTTTATTTTCACTTTTACCAACTGAAATCAGTTTGTTTTTCGCAAGCAAATCAGCATTATTGATGTTATATTCAAGAGTTAGTGTGAATTTTCCTATGCCGTACAAGCTACGTTGAAATATTAAACTTTCATAATTTCCTATTTGTCCTAACAAAGTCAAATCAAGATCATATATTCGTATTGGTGTTTGTTCGTTTGCCATTACATCACCCACTTATATTATACTACATTTTTTCTATTTTTTCACCAAAACATTTCACAAATTTGAAATCATACGCTTTGTAAATGTCGCCCGGAGTGCAATTTTCACTTAATGTATCTTCGCCTTTTCTGTTAAGAGTTATTCCAGCATTTTTATAACATCTTATTACAAATTTGCTGCAAAATGTATTTTCTTTGTTACGAAAGATATTCTTTTTCTTCCAATAACTTAATGTCAACTTTTCCATTACTTGATTAATTGTTGCATTCAGCAATCCTTTATAATCGTATTTTGTTTCACCATCATCTTTTAAATTTAAGTAAGTTTTTAATATTATATCATCAAAATTTTCGATATCATATTTAAAAGTTTTCACAGCCACATTTCTATGATTCCATATCTGAAATCTGTACTTTGTGCCGTCTGCGTTACTTCCAAGTGTCAATACTCGACCGTCTTCTAATTCTTCAACTACTATTTCAACGTGTATCACGCCTTCATCAAGTTTTTTTTGCAGACAAGTAAATACTTTGTGATACCATTTGTTGTTAGGATTTCCACGATTAAAAAATAATATATCTCCTGCTTTTAGCATTATATCACCTTCTTAACTTTCTATTATTATTAAATTTTGTAAAATGTCTTTAACTGATAAAATAAAGTCTTCTAATTCTTTTTTATTATAGCTTGATTTAACTGATACTTTATAATTATTTTTATGATTTATTTTTTCTAGTTGCAATTCTAATACTTTAGTCATTTCGTTGTTAGACAAGTCTTTTATTACCATATCTGCAATTTCACTAGAAAATTCATAATTAAAACAACAATAGTATTTTAGTTTTTTTTCAGTTGGTATTATATTTAACATAGTTTTCAAATCACAATTTTGTTTAAAATTTTTTGCATCAAGTCTAGTCTGAAAAACTTCATCTATACCTACAAAAAACTTATTATTGCTTTGAAAAACTTTATATTTATATTTGCTAAAAGGTAAAAACCAATTTGAATTAAATCCTATACAAGAATTTTCAGCACTTTCTTTAGTGTCATACATAGAATTTTCTAAAACTAATACATAGTCAAGATTTATTTCTTTATCTGTTATAGTGTCAATTATTACAAAAAACTTTTTCCAAACATTTGAAACCATTGGAATATAACATAATCCATTATCACCCCAATTTTCGCCCCAAGAATTTTGAACAATCCACTCGCCACGCAATGTCCAACCTATTATTAAAACTGCATGACCCCCGTAATTTGTTTCATCTGGTTTGAAATCTTTAATATTTCCTCCATTTTTTCCTTCTTCATAAAATGAACTTCTAACTTGAATACTAGCACCAACCGAACCATTAAAAAGCAAAGCTAATTTAATATCTTTAATTTTTTGTTCCAAATCTTCGGTTTTAATTTCATAAAAAGATGATATTCTGTGAGGTTTTGCTTTTTCAAGTAGAGTAGATTTAATTTCTTCAAAATTATTAGGTTTATTTGCGTAAGTGTCATTACCTTCATATTCACTATATTCAGGAACACCATCGCAAGCTAATTGCGATAGTGCTTCCTCGATAATCATACCCTCTCCTTGATAATGATTAGGTTTTCTGTTATAATATATCCATTTTATTGAATATTCTTTATTGTTTTGTAATTGCTCTTGTTCTTTTAAGATTCTGCTTTCTCCTAACATATGAGCCACACAACTTCCTATATTACCTTGATTTAATATTCTACATTTATCATTAATGAACTCTGGTGGAATTATTGGTGCGAACGATATATTATTTTTTACCATTCCAAAATCATAGTTTTTTTCTGTGTATTTATCTGTTAATATACAACCTAATTTATTCATAATAGTCACCCTCTACAATATTTTCTCAATCTTCTCTATCCCATCAAGTATGTTTGTTGACGTATCAGTTGTATAGCCTAATGAACTGAATAATATAACCATATCGTATACTCTTGAGTCAGATAATTTAATCTCATTTTCAGCCATTGCATAGTATTCTGCTTTTGCTCGTGCCAATTTAACTTTAATTTTTCTATCTATATCAACAGGAAAGTCAAGTGTTTCTAATATGTATACTCCCTCATCGTTAATAAATTTTCTAAGAAAATCTGCTTTTGTATATGTAAATTTTTTATTTATATTTTCAGGATAGACTTTATAATAGTTTTCTTCTATATCTACTACACATTTTTTATTTAAAAGAAAATCTTTTTCTACCTCTATACCATTTAAAAAATATTTAATTTCTTTATCTTTCACTAAATTCCATTTTTGTTTTGTTATATCTAAATTCAATACATCAAGATTACTATTCACTTTATACATTAAGCATCACTCCCGTATTCTATTTCATAATTTATGGTATTTCCAGAAACAGTAGTTTGTTTAGCCTCAATTTGTAATGAATTTGAAAAATATAAAGGTTGAGTTATTCTTGAGCAATATTGACCAGCACCAGTGTAGGGTAACCCTACAATACCAATGCCTATCCCACTATAAGTTGTGAGACCTGGATTTATAGGTCTTTCATATGAAGTGCTTGTTCCTGCATTATTAGTAGAATATATTCCAGCTATATCAGGAGTACCATCAGAATAACCTTCATATTTTATAACACCATCTATTGTTATTTTTATAAAACTATTTACTGATGAGTTAGGTTTTAATATTGATAAAGATAAAAACCCAGACCCTGATATATTTAATAAATCTTCATATGTATTATCTACAGATAAAGACACAGAATTTTCTACAATCCTTGTTAAAGGATAATTTGTAGGATTAAAACCCTCCGCAGACGGTATCTGAGTTATTCCCATTATTCAACACCCCCTATCATTCCGTCGCACCAGTAATTGTGATTGTAACCTTACTAGCTGTAGTTGTTTCGCCTTGTATACTGTCATTTTCGTCTACCAACATTAGTCCTGGTACTGCATATTCTATAATTCTTGTTGCATCTGCTGCTAATTCTTCCTCGAATATAATATTAGTATCTCCTGCTGTACCTAGTGATCCGCCTGAATCGGGTACTTGATATAATATAACTGTTTCTGCTGTTGTATTGCTATTGTGTATATTGATTAATCTTACATAACTTGTCGTGCTTGCAGGATTAGCATATATTGACGCTGCTGAGGCAGCTATCGTGGTTACATCAACTAATCTTGAATATTCAAATGCCATTTTTTACCTCCTATAGTAAAAATGATTTCCTCAAATCTTCTTCTGATAATCCGACTGGTCTTACTTTGATTTCCACCATATCTCTCTCGTCTGTCACATTAGAATTCAGAATTAAACTAGCGGATTGAGGTACTAATATCTGTGCGAGAGATATCTCATATATATCACCTGATTGTGTAAGTGCTGGTGCTGCTGGACTTGCAGCTGGTGTCCCTTTTAAAACTGCTAAAATTGCACTTCTGGTTGAATCTGCAACATTTCTTCTTACTATTATTCTATCTATTCTATCATAAGTAACATCGCCTGCATCAAGTGTTAATGTTTCTGCTGCTGTGTATACTTCAAAGAAATAGCCTTCTACATTTGCACCACCAAGATTAATTGATACGTTTAAATCTGTATCATTTGCGGTTACTTGCAATTCTGTTGTTAATGCTGTGCTATCATCGACTAATACACCCGTCGTCATAAATTGCCGAAATCTATTAGCAAAATCATCTGCGTAATAAACTCTATCATCTGAAATTGATTTAAAAAATCCGCTTTTTTGTGCCACTTTTCACCTCCCTATAAACCTATAAACCTATTTTTATACTGTGCTAATAATGTTGCTGTTGATGTACCTGACGCTGTTGAAAATGAAATTTCTGAATCGCCAACTGGAAGTTGAAAAAAATCACTATTGCGATTAATAGAACTGAAAGCACTTGACTCATTCCAAGAACTATCAACTAATTTCACATATACATTACCGAATTCTGTTGATATTTCAAGATATTCGTCTGCTGCGATTGTTTCCGTAACTTCAATATATTTTGTTATTGTTTCACCTGTGTCTTCATCTGTATATTCAAGATCAATTTTAGGATTAGTTGCCGGGCCATAAAAGTCTAATAATACAGGTGTTTCAACGTGTCCGCTATTTGTCAACGTTGCTCTTATATTACCATCTGTTGAGAATTCTATCGTATCTTGAAATTTCAATGGAAAACTAAATGTCGGTAACGTAATTGACATTAATTCACTTGTATAAGTTTGATCGAGCCAAAACGGATTATTAGCAATAAGTGATACTACGCATTGCTGATTATAATAGAAATCTTTTTTTTCAGGAGCTGTAAATCTCGGAGATATTTCACTTACGGCTGTTATATCTTTTGTGTAAGTTTCATTAGAATATGTCAATGTGCCTTGTCTGTGAGGATTAAATACATTTTGGACTTCTAATTTTTTCGCATTAAGGTCAGCCAAGCCGGTGGCTTTTATCCAAATTGTGAGAACTATATTTCTATTTGTGAAATCATTTCGTATGAAAGTTGTACCTTGCTGAAAAGGCGCTTTTTGCATTTGCATTTCAGCACCTAAACCTCCTATTCCTGTTGCTCTTTGCAATATATAATCACCTGTTAATCCAAGTGAAATTGTACCTCGTGTTGTTGTGAATGTTATCGTTTCCATTATATCACCCCTGCTGCTAATGCTTGACTTTCGCGTTTCAATAATCTCGCTACTTCAAATGGGTCAGGATTCTTGTCGACAAAAGTAACATTCTGATTGATTGTAGTATTACCTGATGTTCCATTGCTGACTGGTGGCGTCATAACTGGTGGTGTTGTGCTAAATGTTGCTGTTTGCTCTCCATATGTCGGCAATGCTCCACTAGCTGCCGTTGACCCATACAATTCGGCTTCTGCTTCTTGTGCTGCATCAACCATTCCTAGTATCTCACTAACTGCCGATTGTATAGGTTGCTTCATACTGTTAAGTCCGTTGAGTAGCTTGTCTCCGAAGGATTGTCCTTTGTCTTGCCAAAGTGGTTCATATTTTTCAAGTAATGATATCATTTCTGATTGGTCTTCATCTTGTGCTAGTCTTAATGCTTCATTTTGCAAAGATTGTTCAGTTAATAACGCTTCATAGTGTTTAGCGGTCTCATCTCTAATATCTTGCAAATTGTTGACCTTTTCTTGTAATGCTGTTTCTGCATCAGACCTTTCTTTTGTGTGAGCTTTTTCTGCTGCATCAATTCTTAATTCTGATAATTTATTCTCATCTATTACTGCTTGGTCATATCTTGCGTTTGATGCGTCAATATAACCATCTGTAAGGTCACTTTCAGCATTAAGCAAATCTTCGTTATCGCGTTTTTTTTCAGTTAGCAAATCCTCGTGTGCTCTTTTTGTAGTTGTTAATATTTCATCAAGATTATCTTTAATTATATTAATTTTACCCTCTGCTAAATCTTTTTCTTCGTTAATTAAGTCTTCGTTATCGCGTTTTTTCTGTGTTAATAATTTTTCGTGTGCTTCTTTTTCTTTTTCTAATCTTTTATTAAGATTATCTTTGATTATATTAATTTTTCTTTCTGCAAAATCTTTTTCTTCGTTAAGCAAATTTTCATTATCGATTTTTTTCTGAGTCAATAATTTTTCGTGTGCTTCTTTTTCGATTTCTAATGAAGAATCCCGTCTTTTTTTAACTTCTAATATCATATCTTCTGTATTTTTTTCTTCTGTAGATTTTAAATCTTCGTTTTCTTTTTCGGCTTGTTCAATTAATTCTTTTGCAGAATTTTTAGCAATTTCAATTTTATCTTCTATTTCTTGTATTGCTAATTCTCTTTCTTTTTCAATTCTTTCTTGCTCTATTTTAGCAAGAAATTCAGCAAGTTCTTGTTTTGCTTCTGCGAGTTCTTGAGCTGTTTCTGCAAGTTCTATGTTTTTTTCTAGTTCAAGTTGTTTCGCTTCTTGAGCCGCAACTTCTCTCGTTTCTTTTTCAGCTTCCGCAGCTGCTTTTATTGCATTGATTTCATCTTGATACGCTTTAATCGATTCTGCTGATTCTGCATTAATTGACGCTATTTTATTCATTAAATCTTCGTCATACATAGCTTTTTTTTCGTTTAATACTTCGTTTAAACCAGCTATTTCTTCGTCATAAGAAGTGTTAATTATATCAATTCGTTCATCATAAGCGTCATTTAATTCATCGATTTCATCTTCATAACTTTTTTTAATTGTATTCAATCTATCTTCTAGCGTATCGTTTATTATATCTATTTCATATTCTGCGTTATCTTTTAATTCGTCTTGTCTGTCTTCATGCGTTCTTTTCAATTCGTCAATTTCATCTTCATAACTTCTTTTAATTGTAGTCAATCTACCTTCTAATGTATCGTTTATTATGTCAATCTCTTCATCTGCGTTATTTTTTAATTCGTCTTGTCTGTCTTCATGTGTTCTTTTCAACTCTGTTATTTCGTTTTCATAAGCTCTTGTTATTATTGTTTTCTTTTCTTCAAGTTCGTCTTTTAATCTGTCAATTTCTTCTTTTCGATTATCTTCAATTTCATCTAATTCGTTTTGATGAAACTCTCCTAAACTTTCAAGTTTTTTGTTATATTTGTCGTCTAATATTGCAAGTTCTGCATCTCTAGCATTTTCAGCTCTTGCAATTTTATCATCTAAATCAGAAAGTTCAGCGTCTCTTTCAGCTTCTCGTTTTTTCTTTAATGCTGACATTATAGCATCGCCGAGTCTATCAGCTTCTGTAATTGCAATATCTGTCATGGCATTTACAATTTCTGACATTGATTCAGTTAAATCAACCCCATATTGAATTGCTATAGCACTTAATTCTTGATAGGCGTTATTTAATTGTTCCATTATGCCTTCGCCTGATTGGATTGCTATTTCTAACCCTTCAATCATGTTATTAGAAATATCTTCAATCATTCTTGCTATTTCGTTTCCGGTTAATTTTGCTGTTTGTCCTTCGCCTTCAAATTCTGATGTTATTTCAGCCATTTGTTCTGCTGATGCTTTTCCTATTTGATATATATTATTAATTATTTCTTGATTATTTTGTGCAATAGCATTATATTCGTCAGCTATTGCATTACCTACATTTTTAGCAACTTCATATAATGTTTCTGTTATAGGTTCTAAAGTTTCTTTTACAATTCCTTCTAAAGAATTACTGAAATCTTCCCATGCTTTTATTGTATCTGCTATTATTTCTTCGTGCGTCCTGCTATGCCCTCTTAACATAGTATTAAGAGCATTAAACATCTCATCGCCTTTTGTAATAATAGTAGTTGCTGCACCTATCCAGTCACCTGCCATTACCTGCGTCGCAAGATCAAATCCTGCACCTATGCCTGCTGCAGTTTCATCTGATATGCCTATTATTTCAGTAAGTCCAGCAATTACAAGGTCTTTCACTTTCGACATATTGTCAGTAATATAACTTGATATTTTACTCCAAGTTGTTTCAGTATGATGGACATATTCTGTGTCGCTATCTTCCCATTCAGCATATCTATCTTTTTGTATTTGTATCATATCTTGTGCTTGTTTTGCTGTTTCATCTACATATTTAAATCCACCAAGTACCATTTCATCAATTGTATCTTCATATGTTTGTTTAGCTTCAACAACTACTTCTTTTATCTCGCCTGTTACTTCGTCAATTACTGTTTTCGTAACCATTGCAACTTCTTCGCCGGTTCTTTTTAGATTAGTTCCCCACTCTATAAAATCATCTCCGGTTTTATCCATTCCTTCTGCTAGTTTACCAGTTACACCATCGGCTATCTTCTGTCCTGTATCTTCTGCTTGTGCTTCTGCATTAGGTGTTTCGTCTTTCATTCCAAGTGACAAACCTTCGACTAAGAATCCACCATATTCTTTCATTAATCGTGAAGGCGATTTAATTGAGAAAAAATCTGTAAATGCGTCAGATATTCCTTGTGCTACGTTCCCGATTGTTTCTTTAACGTCATTGAATTTTGACATTATCCCATCTGCAAGACCGATTATTATATTTTCACCAAACTCTTTGAAGTTCTCTATAATTTTCGGTGTTTCTGTCTTAATTGCGTTTATTATATTTGTGCCAATATTAACAAACAAATCAATTATATCGTCAAATATTTCTTTCCAAAATTCGTATGTTTTTTCTAATATTTTATTAGCTTCTTTCCAAGCTCCTGCAAAGTCACCTTCAAGCAATTTTTTAATCACTAACATAGCTGATTGCAAATTTTCAAATACAAGTGTTACAAATTTACTCATTTTTTCAAAGTAATACTCGATTAATTCGGTAACTTTTTTAACTGCTAATTGAACTGCATTGCTTTCCCATATTTTTAATATGAATTGAAATGCCTCGTTTGTCCATTGTTTAATATTATCCCATACAATTTTTATTACATCTGATATTATTTCAAATGTATTCGATATTATTTTTTCTAAATTCTTAAAATATTCATCATTATTGCTTATAAATAATGCAATTCCTTTTAACATGTTTCCTAAGAATATAAGCGAATCCCCTACAAAGTTTTTAATAGTTGTAACCATTATATCAAATGCTTTTGATATAGCTTTCTGTGCATCTTCTGACTTAGATATCCATATTGCTATCCCAGCCACTAATGCTGTTATAGCCGCTATTGTAGCCCATACAGGAGCTGTCACGCCTGCTATAGCTGTTCCGACTGCTGCAAATACAGGTGTTAATGCTGCGACTGCTGTCATCAGTTTACCTGCAATTAATAGAAGTGGTCCTATCGCTGCGACTACTGCTCCGACTGATAAAATAACTTTCTTTTGTGTGCTTGTTAAATCACTAAACCAATCTATTAACTGTCGCACCTTTCCTACTATTTCTGTTGCTATAGGCAATAATTGCTTTCCAAATGAGGCAGATAAATCAGTTATATCACCTTTTAATGCTCGTGATTGATTAGCAAAACTTTGTGAAGTTCTAGCCATATCTCCAAGTGCGTCTCCTGATTGTTGTAAAACTAATTCGTATGTAGCTTGTGCTTTTGCTGCTAATAATGTTTGACCAGTTAAATCTTGTTGACCTTTTTCAAACAGTCTTTGCTTAACATCTTCTTCACTTATTTTAATTCCAAGACTTGTAAGTGCGTCACGTTCTCCTAGCATTGCTTTTGTTAATATCTCACTTGCTCTTGTTGTTCCGCCTTGTAAATTATTATAACTAGCCAAATCTGCTGCTATTTCTTGTACGTTGTTTGATAGTTCAAGTGCTGCATCTGCTGTGAATCCGAAACCTTTAAGCAAATCTCCTGTACCTGATAATAGTCTTTTCGCTTCCAGTGATGACATATTGTATCCAACTGACAAGGCTTGTGCCGCGTCTTCTGCTGATTTAGTTATGCCCTTAAATGCTGTGTCAAACTTAGCTTGCGTTTCTTCTGCGTCTGAGGCTGTTTTTACCATCAACCCGGCTATTGCTGTAAGCGGTGCAGTTACTGCTACTGACATAGTTTTTCCAGCTTTTGACATTTTTTCGCCTATTTCTTTGCTCAACTTTTGAAAGTTTTCTCTTATTTTTTCAATAGGCGCTTCTGTTTTATCTTCCACCTTTATATCTGTACTTGTTTCTTCTGGTATTTTATCTAAATTTTCATCAACTTTATTTATAGTTGGAGTAGCTTCGTCTGTAGCTGTTATTTCAGTTTCAACTTCGCTATTTTGTTTTACAAATTCCTGAAAGTTTTTATCTACTCTGTTTAATGTAACCGTTACATTGTCATTAAGCAATAAGTCGCCAAACATTTCAAATAATTTCATTTCTCACCTCCTACACCTTACACATTGTTATAAGTTGTAGTTCTTTTTCTAAATCTTCTTTTTCTTTTTCAAGTTGTTCTTTTGGTATTTCTATTTTAGGTTTTCCGATAAATTCGTCAAAGTTAATTTTCTTTTTCAAGTTAGGTGCGACTGTTACATATGCCATTAATTGAATATTATCTAGATATAGTTGACTTTTTCTGTATTTTTCATATGCTTGTTTGATTAATTCTTCCATTTCGTCTGTATCATAACATTCATCTAATATATCAAACCCACCGTATAGTGTATAAAAAATATGGATTGTTTCAGGAAGTTGTATTAACTTCCCGACTTTAAAAAACCCATAATATTATTTTTAGCCCATATATCTTTCAATAGTTGTATAAATTCATCTAAATCTAAATCATCTACTTGTTCTGCACTTAAATTAGTTATGTTCGCGATAAATTCCGATATTTCAACATCTACATCGTCATACTTTTCAATTATAGTTTTTATTACTTTACTTCCAGCTTCTTCTTTTCTCGTTAAATCTACATTAAAAAAGTCAACGCCTATTTTTTTTATGATCCCAGTAATTGATTTTATATCTCTTTTCTTAATTTTTCTAATTGTTATATCCATTATTTATCAATCCTTTCTATGCTTTCAAAGTTTTCACATTTTCCATTTTTGCCTATTTTGATTTCTTTTAAATTGCATCCAACTTGATTTTTTACATTTATCAAATTATGTTTGCAATTATCATTTGTACATACTACTGTTGAAATCATAAATATTTCTGATAAATCAGGCATAATTCTTCCTTCTATCATTTTAACCTTCTTTCTAAAATAGGCGAGATTACTCCCGCCCTTTCTGGTATATTTAACATCACTTATGTGTGTTATTATGATACGATAACTACTCCGACGTTTGTATCTGCTCCGCCGACTACAGTAGGAGTTGCTGTCCCTGATACTGTACTTCCTGCATCTCTACAATTAAGCGTGTAAGTTCCATAAGGTACAGACAATTCCTCAAAATACCCATTTGCATCTGCTGTTACGCTAGTTGTTGTAGCACCTATTGTGATACTTGCCACTCCAAGAGCTTGTGCTGTTCCTGATCCTGCTACTGTAGTTCCAAGTGTTCCAGCATCGAACACATTAGTAACTGCCGTAAATGTTTCGGTGGTTACGATACTATTCCCTGCTGTTCCCGGTATAATAGCTGTCAACACTGCATCGTCTGACGCAAAATCTGCTATTGTAGTACTTGCATTAGCTGTATTCAAGTTGTCAGTACCGTTGATTGCTGCGACTATGTTAGCTTGACAAGCTGCAAGTCCTGAACCAAGTGAAATCTCGCCCGGTTGGTCTGTGTCTGCATCTGCTCTAAATGTATAAGTAGTAGCTCCAACTGTCATTGTATCTGCTGCTGTTGGTAATGTATCCACAGTTAATGTTCCTGCTGCTGCCGCTCCTGTTGAGATATATCCGCTTACTGTTCCTTCTGTCTTAGGATAGTAAATCTCAACTGGTACTGTGCTTAGGTCTGTACTGTCATAATGAGCTTTGAATGTAATAGGATTAACCGCTTCACTTGAATCTGCTGTACCAAATGTCAATCCGCCTAATCCAAGTACATTTTTTAAAACAATTATAATCGGAACTGATGTTCCTGCTATTTTTCCAACGTATGCTATATTTGTAAGATAATCAGTATTACAAATATAGTTTGACATTGTTATTTTTTCATAATAATCGTAAGTCGTAGAATCGACTGTTGTATTAGTTAATGATCTTTGAATTACTTCGCTTGATATTTCCAAGAAATTAGAAGTAATTTCAGCCATCCAAGAGTTGATTTGTTGCAACCCTTTTGTATCGCCTTTTGCTCCGTCAGCCTCTATCTTTCTGACATCTGCAGTTACGTTGAATGTGCTTCCACCTCTTGTGGTACCTATTAATCTACCATCTGCCTTTGCTGTTGTATATGTGTCTGTTCCAAATACCCAATTTTTGAATATTGCACCCGCATCTAGCAATAAATTTTGAGCTGTTGTCGCCTGAAAACTGCTATATTCCGTTGTGTTACAAGTTGGCATTTTATTCCCTCCTTATATATCGTTATTGTAATATCTTACGTTAAATCTTAGTTGTCTGCGTCTTAATTGTTCCTCTTGTGTTACATCTAAATTTAATGTGCTTTCGAGATTAAAAAATAATGATAAATCTGAATTTCGGCAAGTTCTTTTGTGCAAAAACTGTTGTATACTCTTTTGCAATGCTAACAAATCAGTAATTTGATTTCCTCTATTATGCCATATGTCAATTTCTAGCATAAAGTTAGTATTGTTACCTTCCTGTTGAAAAGCATCAAGCAAATTAAATACCGCATACGGAAATGTCGCATCTCTATCAGCTAAATTAAAATATACATTACTTCCTATATTAGTTGTTAATAAGTCGTATATAAATTGTCCGACTGTAGCTTCATCAAATATCATTATTCAAACCCCTTTTTCAACTGTATCGCCATCACTTTGATAATCAAATCAATATTTTCTTCGCCTGCTGGTGTTAGAAATGGTTGAGGTTTCTGTCCTCTTGTAAATCTCCAACCTTTTTCACCTTTATACCCGTCATAGAAGTAAGCCCAAGGGGTTTTCCTTCCGTTGCCATCTACTGCAAATATGCCTGTGCCTTTTTCAACGTATATTGCATATTCCGATGTCGAACCTACACGAACCATCTTTTTATCAAAATCAATATCCATTTTTATGCTTTTCTCTCTTAGAAAGTTCCTATCAACTGGAGCTCTTTCTTTTGCATCACCCATAATTACATTTCCAGCAGCATCTAACGCATTGAATATATTTCTAAGCATCATTTCTTTAACTTTTGGTATGTTATTCTTGACTTGTACTGTCATAGTTATCACTTTCTTTCAGAAACACTTTATAGTATTTATCAAGGTATAACTCATCATCAATAAATGTTATTTGATAATTCTTACTATTATACAATACCCTGTCTTTTTCAGTAAAAGCAGAAGGTTCACAATACATTCTATGGCTTGCTTGTATACCTCTTTTGTCAGCTTCAACTATCTCATCACCAGTCAAATTGTGTATACTAGCTGTTATTGTTGCAAATGTAGACCAAGTAGTAGCATCACCTGTATATCCGCCTTTCACTCTTGCCTCACGCTGTATAACTACACTATACCCTATATCATCAAGTATATCGCCTATATATCCAAATGTCATATTATCCACCGCTTATATTTGCTATCTAAAAGCGACTTAGTTGATAATAAAAATCCTGTTTCTGTATCAATTACTTTTTCAACCGATGAAAACTTTTTAGTAGCTTTATCAAGTGTCCATGATTCAAGATTTTGAGATTTAGCTTTTCCTTTCTTGTTGTATGCTTCCACTACTTCATTAATACAAGCTTCTTCGAGGTCATAAGGTAATGTAGGGGTTACTTGGTCTGGTAAGTCATATCCAGCTTCATAGGTAACAGATATATTTCTTTCTGGGAGTGTTAATGTCTCTGTAATGCTAGTTACCCATCCATTTTTTGTGAATATACTTTCATAATACAATATGCCTTCGTCTGAATCTACTGTCACATAATCAAGATCAACTGTTGCATCATCAATTACAAGTGCAGTAATCGGATCAGTTACAGGATAATTCTTCAAATTAAGTTCTAGTGTATCAGTACCTTGATATTTTTCAAGTGTATAAGTTTGTTTCTTGAATTTTCTATTACAGTAATCAGCTATTTTCTGTGATATTACATTAATTTGTCTTTCAAGATACGTTTGTTTGGTGTCGTCTGATAAGTCTAGTTCAGATTTAACTGTTGCGTATGTTGTTAATGCTATATTAGTATCTACTGGCATATCAGATCACCTCACTTATCGCCTCAATTATTTTTTCTTTATTCATTTTGTATGTATTTATACCCATATTTTTAGCTTTCTTTTGCAATTGCTTGAAACTTAACTTATTGTAATCAACTTTTGTTTCTTTTGGTTGAATTATTTTAGTTTCAATTTTAACTGGATTATATATTTCACAAATCCCACGTTGTAGAAAACTTTTCATTACAAACTCACTCATTTCTGAGGGAACATTGTATATATGCTCCCTCAAATATTCTATCGTATTAACACCATCAAGTGAGCCTTGTTGATTTTTTAACATTCTCACTTTCATATTAATTACCTAGTTTGAGTTGTATCAGGTGCTACTATTGGATTTCCTAATATTGCGTATCCTCCAATAACTGCTCCACTTGATGTATTTGTAGATACGATACTCATTCTTACATATCTTTTAATTCCTATGTATCCGATTTTAGATATTTTATCATCATCTGTATCAGCTGTAAAACTTGCCCCTGCTTCTGTGCCTCTCAAATAAGCGTCTGCCACATTTGCTGCATCTGATAAGTTAGATTCGTCTCCATCTTGAATTAATATTGTGTAGTCTCCGTCAGTCACTGTTCCTGTAATTATTCCGAATACTACACTCTGAAATCCTTGAGTGTCAATTATATTCCCTGCTGTTGTTGTGTCTGTTGAAATTGTTCCAAAATCTAATGCCACTTGTGGCTTTATGTTGCTAAATAAATCATGTTTCATTTTATATTATCCCTCCTATTTTTTAATAGTCACCCAAAAATTTCCAAAAAACAGTCACAACTGCTTCTATTGTTACGCTTTCTGTAGCTGTCCAAGTTTCGGCTAAATTAAGAAATACTTTTTTAGCTGTTGTATGTCCGTCTAATACTCCTGCTTCTGCTGCTACATAGTTGTTAGAATCTGATCCACCACTTGTAATAGCCGTTGCTGTGAACCCATCCATTATATCTTCAAATGTCGCCGTTCCACTTAATACATCTATAACACCACTTGCTACAACTGTTCCAAGTCCAACGTCAGGTGTACCAGTTTCTGTAGCTGCTGTCAATGTCAAATCTATTGTAGCATATTCAACCTTGATCATACCTTCTGGAAATGTATATAGTTCTTTTCCAAATCCAAGAGCTGCACCTGCTATTGCCTGTGTAAATGCTGCGACTGTTAACACAGTCTTATGACTAGAACCATCACCATACTCAACCGCTGTTGAGCCTGAACTTGCTGCCCCTATATTAGCCTCTGTTACACTATCCCCAGATTTATTAGTAAAAGTAGCTCCTGAACTTAATTCAAGTTCGCCACCTACTACCCATTTTGCCCCTTCTGATTCTTTATAATTTAAAGTACCATAACCCATCTATTATCACCTCTAACTTACAGTCAAGATTGCAACTGCTTCTGGTTGTACTGTTTGTCCGCCGATTCTCTTTCTTCCTATGTACTTAACTACACCACTTGTAGATGATGAATATTGGTCTCTAAGTATCTTAGTTCCTGCTGTCATTACAACCACATAAGCCTTTCCAAAATCACCAAACATTAATACTTTGTTTCCTGTTGCAACTGTTGTTGCCATTGACGGTGCTTCATATACAGGTCTATTCATCAAAGTAGCTATTGATAATGGATATTTTTCAAGTGGTTCCATGCTAAATTGGAATCTACCTGAACCATCTTTCATCTTAGCGATGTGAGTTAGTATTTCTTTTGAAGCCATAAATGACCCTGTTCTTCTGTATTTTCCTTTAACTCCACCAACAAGGCTTATAATATCCTCATCAATAAATGTTGATGCTGTAGCTGTTGATACTGCTCCTGTGCCTGTTGCTGTCAAGATACCTTCTGCTTTGTTTACTCCATTTCCAGTAAGCATATCAACTTCTGAACCTTCTGCAATAGCATCTGCCATTTGAGTTGTTACTTCTCTTATGATGTCAATTTCAGCGTCTTCTACTACTTCTTCTGAAAGTGCTACAACATTCATATAAGGGAATGTATTAATTGTAATTCTTTCAAAAGTAATATCCGCTGCCGTTACTTCTGCTGCTTCTGCCTTCGTAGTTGTAGCTGTAAGATTGTTAACTCTTATATACACATAATCTTTTGACTTAGTAGTTATAACTTTTGCAACTGCCATCATAGCGTTCATTTCTCTTACGTCTTTTACTATTTGCTTGTCAATCTTTTGTCCTGCAAGATATCCGCCAGTAGTATCATTGCTAGATATCATTGTTTTCTTTTCAGATTCGGTCAAGTTTTCTTTTCCATATCTCATATACTTCTTAAAAACTTCATCATGCTTTGATTCTGTATCATCATCTTGTGTTCCTGTTGCTTCACCTTTTTTCATTTCTGCAATTTCTTCAAGTAGATTGTCAAACTTGCTTTTTAACTCTGTAAATTCCTCTGTGTTGTCACTTTTACCAGCTTTTTCAATCATTTCTTGGATTATCTCAACTGGTACAATTTGATTTTTAATTTTTTCTAACATCGCTTTTAGTTCTGGATTCATTTCTTATTTACCTCCTGTTATTATTAATATTTTTTCTAACTCTGCCATTATTGCTTTTTCTTCAATTTCTTTTTCTCTTATTTTGTTCTTTTTATCAACAAATGTTCTAGCCGGGACAACTTCTGTGCGTTCGCCTACTAATTCAACTGAATCACCATTAATCGCATAACTTTGTTTATAATATACATCAAAATCGTAGTTATCAGTATTATGATTATAGTTCCAATGATTATACACCAATTCATTTATAAATATTTCATTGATAGATAAACTTCCTGCAAAGTTTTCAATGCTTTCTTTAACTTTTTGATGCAACATATAACGAAGCGTTTGAGTTGTGTTTAATTCTTTAAATTCAGGTGTCCCTTGTATTTTTTTTAATCCATACTCAATTGCATTTAATCTTTCGTTAATATTATCCATCAATTCACCTCTATTTTTATACCCTGTTATATCAGCCTTTTCATTGGCAGGAAAATTAACTGGTGAAATCTCAAATAATTTTATTTCTTTCAGTTTTCTAACTGTTTTACCTTCAATTTCTCCATTTTCCGACTTTTCAGTTATGAAGCCTATTGACATCTTATTTACTGCACCTGTTTTAATACCTTCTTTAACATCAACTGCTAATGCTGTATTATTCAACTGTGCCTCAAAGTATAATCCTTTTTCGTCTTCTTTCAATTGGTTAATTGTACCTATCGGAACGCTAGACCAGTCGTGATTAAAGAACATCTTAATATTATCAATATCGTTTTCAATTGATTTTTTAAATGCTCCCGGCATAATCACATCTTTGTAACTATCTACATTGTTAAAAAAAGCAGCATAACCTTCAATTCTGCCTTCTTCCGAGGCTTTGACTTCAAATTTAATACTTTTAATCTCTCGTTTATTCATCGTCTCACCTCCCTTTGCTTTATTTCGATTATCCCACACAGACAATCCAACTGCGTATCTTTGAGATTCATCCGGGTAATCCTCAATCATAACTGGGTCGCCCATAAATCTCTCTATAAACTCATCAAACGTTTCATCGCTTGTTGGTTTCGGCATCGGCATATCATCACCTACTCTATGGTTTTATTCCTTTTTTTACTTTTGGGGCTCCATCAATCAATTTAACACTATTATCTTTTTTAGGTTGATATCCAAATTCAAAATTATTTTTTATTAAATGTATTAAAATTTTCATATTATCAACTCCTATTCCACTTTAAAATCTAGTACAATATTTTTTTTAATTCTTAGAATAGATTCCATTTGGGTAAGTTCTGGATTTATCAAGTTACAAATAAATGTTGTTATACCTATCCAAGCGTTTAAAATTAAAAATAACCAAAATATAAAAATTATAAACTTATCTTTCATTTTTAATCCTTCTTTCTATAGCTTATCTAACGCTTTATTCAAATTTTCCCATTGCTTTTTAAATCCTTTATCATACATTTCTTTCATAGGCTCAACCCATTTTTCAGCAGCGTCATCTTGCGTTTTCCATAGCTTATATTCCATTTCTTCGCCATCCCATTTTGTCATACCTTCGATTATAGGCTTTGTGCTGCATCGGCACTGGATAACGTTTTTGGC